CCCCAATATATCCAACCATTATTAAAGCCATAGTTACACGGACTAATATAATAACCGTTGCCTTGTTGCCCTCCTAAGAGGGACTTGGTTTAACTAATTATTAGTTCATTTTGTACCTCCCTTCGCTATTAGTATGTCTTTGTTTCAGTGGGTTAGATTAGTACTGGACTTTTTCCTTCCCAATAATTAAATAATAGCACGGGGGAGACGAGCGGTCAACAAATTAAAGAGAGATTTAGTGAGATTTGTTGAAATAGTTTAAAAAGAGGGTGTAATTATACCTATTTATCCCCATTTATGCGGTTTATCCCTAGGTACTCTAAAGGGAGGTTATGGATAAGGTATATATATATATGTTATTATAAACATTTATATATGTTAATATGATTGTTAATAGATATATTTTTATCGATTGATTAAAATGGGTTAAAGTTTGGGATTGATACGGGTATATTAACATATTAGGCGGTTTTTTGGGCTAAAAACAGCCCTGAGACAGGGAGTACCCCCGTAGAAAGGGGATAAAAGGGGATAAAAGGGGATAACGCCCATAATTACCCAAAAAAGACCCCCCCGTTGGGGGTTTTGATACGCCGGTGGGTAGAGACCTGCATTTCGCAACCGTACAAAAAATATAAAAAATAAAATCTAACCAACATTCAATCCGTAAATCCCCCCTTCCCATCACCCCTCCTCCCGTGTTATACTGACCTTACAAATAAGGAGAAACACACATGACAGAAGCCATGCAGACAGCAGAAAGAATGAGAAGAGTAACTCTAAAAGAAACTAAAGAACTGGCCATCCAAAACGAAAATACACCGGCCAACTATATAGACCCAATAACCCTCAACTCCATCACCTCATTTAAAGGTAAGGACAAGGCGCACGCTGAGAAACTAGTGGTTCGAACTCTACTAGACATGATAATGAACGGCAAGGAAGACAACGTAAAACTCAAAGCGATAGACCGATACATAAAGCTAACCCAATCCAGCCAACTTCTAATAAAGAACGGCTCGACTACGGCAGCAATTGAAACACAATCGGACGGCCCAACTACACTCAACATAGACCTTTCGTCACACATCAAATCAGACGAACCCGAAGAGACTTTCAACATAACCTCACGAGACTTAGTAGCCGAAAAGAACGAAAAGATCTTCGAGGATGCAACCTTTGAGGTGATCCATGAGTAGGAAGGATAAACAACAGAAGAAAAGAGAGAACACAGCCAAACAAAAAAGAGCTGCGGCTCTCATCAAATATAAGGCTAACCAACAACGAGGCATAGATTACATCATTAGTTGCATAAAAAGAGACATCGCTACACTAGATGCTGTGCCATTCGGTGAACCTTTTCCGACTAACTTATTGGTTAAGAGGGAGTACACAAGTGACAAAAGATAAAGAAAAAGAACTTACCAAAAACTACTCTAAATACCAAGAAATCTCAGATGAAATAAGCAGATTATGGTTCCAAGAGTTTCTAACTGGAGAACCGTACATAATACCAAAACATCCTGGCGGTAATCCCTATCCTTCTGGATCAAATCAATTTGGGACAGGGAGATAAATAAATGACAAATTATAAATTTACAAAATATACAGAGGAAGAGAAGCGGCTCTTTATAGCTGGCGGCTTAGACCCAGATGACTCAAGAACTTGTTGTATGATTGATATGAACGGAGACCCGATTAGGGTCATTAAGAAACCTCCAATAAAACCCTTAGAAATTATTCATCATCCAGATGCTCCGGCATTTAAGACTGAAAAGAATCCGGGTTTAATCTTTCAACAACTAATACAAGAACTCAAGTCACCAAATATAAATACATCAAACAAAGAGTTCAAGTCACTTTTACAACAGGCTGGCAAAGTTAACTTATGGTTCTACCTTAAGTACATTGCCTCACACTCTGGTCCTTATGGCGACGTTACTGACCACTTACACAGAGACTTGTGTAATTTTCGTCAGAGCCAATTAAAGCCCGGTGCTCGTGGAGCCGTTTTTATTCCTCGTTCTCACTACAAGTCTACCGTGTTCACGCATGGTGCGAATGGGTGGGAACTCGTTAGAAACCCAGACCTTAGAATAGGTCTCGGGTCAAATATCATCGACCGGTCCCAAGAGTTCATGAGAATGACTCAGGCCCAATTCGACGATAACGAATTGATAGCTTGGCTATACCCAGAGTATTGCCCGGCTAAATCACTAAAGACAGGAAAGACCATCGCCAAAAGATGGAACAGCAGAGAAATGGTTATGCCAAACAGGTCACGAAACATGCCTGAACCATCAATCAAACCAATTGCGGTTGGGGGAAGTACAGCAGGTAACCACTTTGACTTACTTTCCTTAGACGATATAATAGGAGATAAACAACTTGATGCAGAACACATGTCAGGAACAGAAATGCAAAAAATCACGAACTGGTTCAAGAGTTCCCAGCGTACTCTTCTTACTGATCCGGCGACAGGACGTATCACGCTTGCAGCAACTAGATACGCTATTGACGATACCTATGAAGACCTCATGCTTGATTGCTGTGGACAGTATGGCAACTGGGATGAAATTGACTACCCACTTAAAAGAAATGGCGAATGGGACATTTTCTATAAAATGGCTATCGAAAGGAATGAGATCGTTTTTCCTGAAGCGATCACGAAAACTATGTTGGACAAACTTAGGATAGACGACTGGTGGACATATGTAACCCAGTATTTGAATAACCCGCATATTGCTGGAACAAGCGAGTGGACAGACTTTGACGTTAAAAAGTTCACTATGGACTTTGACGAAAGGGACGGATACAGGATTTGGCTGAACGGAGAGGAAAAGCCTCTTTATGTCGACGATATGGACGTGCAGATTGGGATAGACCCGGCTGCCTCAGACAGAAAAGCAAGGGCCACGACTTCACGAAGCGCGATAACTGTCCTCGCTAGGGATGCTCGGAACAGAATCTTTTGCCTAGATGTACAAGCTGGATATTGGAGACCATCCCAACTATTCAACAATATGTTTAGAATACACAAAAAGTTCAAAAGACATCATCCTTCAACTCACCTAGAACAAATGGGAGCCTTCAAGATACTCGGCTCACTCCTAAGAGAAGAAGAACAAAAAAGAAATTACCACCTTAACTTACGAGCAGTAACTAAAGGTACAGATAAAGACAATACAATCAGGGCAAATATAGAACCCCTACTAAACGACGGAAGACTCTACGTCTTGGAATCAGTTTATAACCTGCTGATACAGGAAGTTAAAACTTTTCCCAACGGAAAACTGAAAGATATCCTTGACTCAGTGACGATAGCATTTCAAGCATCTCGGACTCCCCCGTCAGAAGAAGATATGAAAAGAACACATAAATTAAAGCAGGAAGCGTCATGGCGTGGTAGAGGACGTAATAATTTAACAGGATATTAAGGAGAAATTAAATGGCAGATAGCGACAACATCTTTGACGTTATAGTAGAAGAGAACCAAGAAGATAATAGATCTTCTAATCTTACGGTCTTCAATGATGAAGCGCAGCAAGGACAAGTGGTTGACTACTTGATTGAAGAATTAAAGTTAGCTGAAGACGAGAGACAAATTAGAGAGCAGAAATGGAAAACATTTCGAAGACAATCTAAGTCTTTACCTGAGCAAGCAACTAAAAACTTTCCTTGGCCGAATGCATCTAATGTAAGCCCACCGCTGATGATGAGTATTATACACACTATTACATCTAAACTGGTAGCTTCATTTGCAAACAAGAAGCCGCTTTGGAAAGTAGAACCAAGAGACGAAGCATGGAAAGATCATGCGGACGCGCTAACTAATTACATGAATCTTTTGGCTGTGTCTAGAAATCACTTAAATATAAGTGATAAGAAAAGGCAAGTCTTTTACGATTTGACTAGACTTGGAGATCAGGTAATACATTTACCTTGGATCTTTAAACAACAGAAGTTCAGAGCAGATACGATTGAGGGAACTGAGGAAGAAGTGGTAAAAGTGCTACAAGATTCTCCGGGTTTTATTCCTTTAAAGATTGAAGACTTTTTTACTAGGGGCCATTTTACCGATATACAGAATGCTCCTTGGGTAGCAAGAAGAAATAGATTTTACTATCACGAACTTACACAGAAAGCAGCACAAGGTATTTTTACGAACGTGGAACAATTGACTTTAGAAGCAACAGTTCCAACCGATTCTAATACAATTGCAGATAAGGCTGACTTAGGAATACAAATTACAGATAGCAATGTTAAAGAGTCTACTGTGTTTGATATTTACGAGGCATACTTGTTTTGGGATATAGATGGAGATGGGGTTCAAGAAGATATTATAGTGACTTTCGAACCAACAACAAAAACAATTTTAAGAACAGAATATAATAAATTAGGGCTAAGACCTTTTGAGAACATTTCATACATTAAGATGCCTCATTCATTCTACTCATTGGGAGTAGGTGATATTACTACCGGCATGCAACAAGAAGCGGAAACACTTCATAATATGGATATTGATGGTAGACATTTAGGTATGATGCAGATGAAGGTGGCCAGAAGAGGGAGTGGTATAGATGAAAATTCTACATATTATCCGGGAAAAACTATCATCGTTGATGACCTCGGAGATTTCTCAACGTTCAAGTTCGACGATATCTCAGAAGGAGCCTTTAGAGCGGAGCAAAGAGCTTCGGCTTATGCGAGAGAAGCGTCAGGAGCTACAGCACAAATGGCGGGACAGGATGAATCGGCCGGGAACAGAATCGGAGCTTCGGGAACAATGTTTCTTGCTCAACAAGCAAACACAATCCTTGACTCAGTTAGAGACAATATCAGCGAAGCCTTCAGTAGAATCGGATTCCTAATTATAACCCAACTAGTAGCTAATAGTGAACGAGTAGATTATTCTATGGTTTCTGAATACGAGGCCGGTCTTCTTAAAGAGATCTTTGCTTTAGATATTCATACGCTACCTACTACATTTAAATTAGATGTAAAAACTACTGAGATGCAAGATACCGATGCCGCTAAGAGAGAAGGTTACATGAGTGTATGGCAAATGTACAGTCAATTTGGTCAAGAAATGATTCAGGTTGCAGGTATGTTAGGTCAAGGCGGAATGCCAGAAGGTATGACAGATGCAGTAGCTTCCTACTATGTAGGTAAAGTTAAAATGATGAAAGAGATGTTAGAACACTTTCAAGTGGATGATGTAAATGATTTTGTACCTTACATTAGAAATCTTGAGATGATGCTAGAAAACTTAGATCGTCAGAAAGACGCTCAACTAGGAGTAGATGCAAATGGAAACCCAACAGGTAATGTACCAAATGGAGAAGGACAGTTCGGAACTTCCACAGGACAAGGCACTGAGCCAATTACTGGAAGTAACACAGGAGCAGTTTAGAGATATAAGAGCCTACTTAGAGGAGGCTCCTCAAGCTGTAAAAGTTGTTAAGCGAATCCTTTCAATATATGATTCGAAAAATATAAACAAATTAAAGACAAGTAAAGAAAGTATCGATATCTTCAGGGCGCAAGGTGCCTTGGATATCCTTAAAAAGATAAAAGAAACTATTGAACAAATAGAAGGAAAATAAAATGGAAACAGAATTAGAAACAATAATCGATGATCCAAATACAGTTGTTCCGGACACAGGAATTGCACCAGATCTTACAGGATTTGATATTATAGAAGAAAACTCAACAGGCCCAACAACGGAAGAGTTGGCTGCTAAATTAGAAATTGCAAGATTAGAAAACGAAAAATTGAAGCAGACTTCTGATTTAAGTGCTGGAATGAATCAAGGATTTCAAACATTAGCGCAACAAC